CTTGCTGTATAGATTGCGACTGCCTATGAGTCTTACTATCTATAGTTGGTGCGGGTGTCTCTACAATTTTGAACACATTGAACTCAGATAACAGATCAGCCGTAGGGGAAGCTGGGAATGATGTGTCAGGGTTTTCCACATGTAAAGCCCCCATTGAGTATGGGAACTTAGTCACAACGTTATTTATAATTTTTGCGTACATATTATTCCTTATACAAAGTCGTAAGACCAGATAGCATCTGTTGAACTCCCAACAATATACATCTTTAGCCCATCAGGTTTAAAGAATAACGCGCCAGGGGTTCCTTCTTGTGCTGCAACAGAAAAGTTTTGTGAATAAACTGCGGTGCTTACGTCCCATGCAGTTGATAGATTATACTCATTGACATCATCGCCTAGAGACCCAATAACATACATCTTTAGCCCATCAGGTTTAAAAAAGACTCCAAGTGCAGTTCCTTCTTGTGCTGCAACAGAAAAGTTCTGAGAATAACTAGCAGTGCTTACGTCCCATGCTGTTGATAAATCATATTCATTGACATTGTCGCCACTAAATCCAATAACATACATCTTCAGCCCATCAGGTTTAAAGAAGACTCCATTTGGGAATGTTTCTTCTGCTGCAACAGAAAAGTTCTGAGAATAACTAGCGGTACTTACATCCCATGCAGTTGATAAATTGTACTCATTAACATTATCGCTTGTACTCCCGATAACATACATCTTCAGCCCATCAGGTTTAAAGAATAAATCGGTAGGGTTTGCTTCTTGTGTTCCAATATAAAAGTTCTGAGAATAACTAGCAGTGCTTACGTCCCATGCAGTTGATAAATCATATTCATTGACATCATCGCCTATAGTCCCAATAACATACATCTTCAGCCCATCAGGTTTAAAGAATAACCCGGTAGGGTTTGCGTCTTGTGTTCCAATATAAAAGTATTCTGTTGTAGGGTATGTAAAGCTAGCGGTACTTATATCCCATGCTGTTGATAAATCATATGGAAAAACAGTATTACGACCAGACCCAATAACATACATCTTTAGCCCATCAGGTTTAAAGAAGACCCCACTTGGGCTAGTTTCTTGTCCTGCAACAGAAAAGTTCTGAGAATAACTAGCAGTGCTTATATCCCATGCAGTTGATAGATTATACTCATTGACATCATCGCCTGAAGACCCAATAACATACATCTTTAACCCATCAGGTTTAAAGAAGACTCCAGTTGGGGATGTTTCTCGGTCTTTAACAGCAAAGAGCTGAGAATAACTAGCGGTACTTATATCCCATGCAGTCGATAAATTGTACTCATTGACATCATCGCCTGAATTCCCAATAACATACATCTTTAGCCCATCAGGTTTAAAGAAGACATCTTGTGGGGTTATTTCTTGTCCTGCAACAGAAAAGTTCTGAGAATAACTAGCAGTGCTTATATCCCATGCAGTTGATAGATTATACTCATTGACATCATCGCCTGAAGACCCAATAACATACATCTTCAGCCCATCAGGTTTAAAGAAGACTCCAGTTGGGGTTATTTCTTGTGCTGCAACAGAAAAGTTTTGAAGGTAACTAGCAGTGGTCACATCCCATGCAGTTGATAGATTATACTCATTGACATCATCGCCTGAATTCCCAATAACATACATCTTTAGCCCATCAGGTTTAAAGAAGACTCCAGTTGAGATTATTTCTTGTCCTGCAACAGAAAAATAGTTTATTGGACTACCTTGATAAACAGCATTAGCTAAATCCCAAGATGGGTTGGCAGCACCAGCAGCAGCCGCAGCTCGTAGTTTTCTAGCAAGCATTACGCATCTCCTACTCGTGCGCCATAGATAGTTGAGCCAACTTTCCACAACTGAATTGCTGTTTCCCCACTGGTGTTCAGTGTGGGGGCAGAACCTGTATTTGTCTTCCAAACCACACCCAATGAAGTCCATGTTATAGCATAAGCAGTCCCATCATCAACCATTAGCGTCAAAGACTGACCAGTTGCCCAAGTACCAGCCGTGGGTGTGGAAGACCCTGAAAGTGTCCAAGTCTGAATTGTCCCGTTGTTAGGGGAAAGCGCGGGAGTTGTTCCAGAAAGTGCAAATACTGTTTCTGTAAATCCGTTAATCCATTGCGTATCGTAATCAGTCGCGCTTGCTTTGGCTAATACTTGACCAGTTGTGCCCCCCGTGACAACACCAGCACCAGTTGCGCCTGTCTCACCCTGAATACCTTGGATACCCTGCTCACCTTGAGGTCCAGTAGCACCAGTTTCACCTTGGATGCCCTGAATACCTTGAATTCCTTGCTCACCTTGAAGACCTGTTTCACCTTGAGGTCCAGTAGCGCCCGTAGCACCAGTTTCACCTTGAATACCTTGAATCCCCTGAGGACCAGTAGCCCCGGTTTCACCTTGGATACCTTGTGGTCCTGTAGCACCTGTAGCGCCTGTAGCACCAGTTTCTCCTTGGATGCCCTGAGGACCAGTCTCTCCTTGGATGCCCTGAATACCTTGCTCGCCTTGGATGCCTTGTGGACCTTGTGGACCCGTAGCTCCGGTAGCACCAGTTTCACCTTGGATGCCCTGAATACCTTGAGGTCCAGTATCACCAGTATCGCCTTTGATACCCTGAATACCTTGTGGTCCTTGAGGTCCTGTTTCACCTTGGATGCCTTGGGGACCAGTTAAACCTGTCTCACCTTGGATACCCTGAATACCTTGAGGACCAGTAGCGCCTTGAGGTCCTGTGTCACCTTGAGGACCTACTTCACCTTGAATACCCTGAATACCTTGAGGACCAATTTCACCTTGAGGACCTACATCACCTTGAGGTCCCACTTCGCCTTGAATCCCCTGAGCACCAGTATCTCCAGTGTCCCCTTTAATACCCTGAATCCCCTGAGCACCAGTAGCACCTACATCTCCACGAGGAATTGTAAAAGATACTACCTGCTCACCAGCATCCCCTGTAATAGCTACAGAAGCGTTTGTACCGGGGGTTCCTGTGGTGGTTGTACCAGCGGTAAGCCTAGAAGCATCAGCAGCGTCTATAGCTGATTGAGCAGCATTGGCTGCTGACGTTGAAGCGGCAGACGCACTAGAGGCAGCATTGGTTGCGCTAGTAGAGGCTTCTCCTGCTTTTGTAGTTGCTGTGGTTGCTGAAGAAGCAGCAGCCGTGGCGCTGTTAGCTGCATTAGTAGCTTGCTCTGTAACAGCGGTTACTGTAGCATCTGTAGTGCTATCACCAGCCCCACCAATCCCACGAAAGATTGCCATATTAACTCCTAAATAATCTTTTGGTGAAGGACTCTAACTAAAGCCCTTTAACAAAAGGGGAAGCCCTCCGAAGAGAGCCTCCCTTAGCTTAATTAGGCTGGCATTGCGATTGCAACAGCAGCTTCATCACGCAACTCTTTCACGCCATACAGCATGTCAGAGGTGAACAATGTGCCCAAGAACTCTTGCTTGTACTGAGTCTGTGAGCGAACGCCCATTTGCTCAGCCAACACGAAAGCGTCCTTGTGGAACATCATACCGATACGAGCGTCACCAGTGGCAGTCTCGCAGTTGGTAGAGACATAAACCTTCACGCCATAGACGTTACCGATTTCGCCGTTGCGGATGCTAGAGCCATCACCAACAAAAGCCTGCTCAGTGAAACGAGCCAAGCCCAACATCACGTTACGAGCGACAGGAGGCAACACCAACACGCGACCGTCCATAGGTACATCAGCATCGTCCAAAGTTTGGATGATGCGACGAATACCAGCGTCAGTGATTGCAGACTCGTTAGAACCAGTGTACAGAGTAGAGCCATCGCCACCGATCACAGCCTTGTCATAAGCGACAGTACCGTCACCGCCTTGTACACCACGACCCAATTGAATCAAGTCGGTGTCCACTTGCTTAGCCAAAGCGTAGCCAGCGTCAGCAGTATAGAACTTACGCATTGAAGCCAAAGCCTGAACTTCGGTGATGTCTTCAATCAAGCGGCTATATTCATAGTGCTTGTTAACCAACACATCGACTTGTGTGGCTGTCTCGTTTTGGAGAGTAACAGCAGTACCAGCAGCTTTGGTAGAAGCAGCGCCACGGCTGGGCTTAGGAATGTGCAATGTGTCGCCCTTTTTGCCCTTGAAGGACATCTTAGAGACGAGGTTTGCCATAACGAGGTTTTGTTTGTAGGCTGC